ATCATTACTTATGTAATTAACCAGGGTTACATTGTTATAGATGTCTCTGTTATCAAACATCATAACTTGATTAAGATATATATCTTTACTCTTATAAAACGCCTGGTTGTTATAGACAGCCAGGTTAATAGAGCTATCACTTTGCATAGCATCTAGCTTTATAATACTTTTAACTTCTAAATTTTTAGCAGCATCTTTAACTACCGCATCTACCTTATCCATAGACGCTTCTAATTTATTTATTTTAGTATTAGTTTTATTAGTTTTAGTTTCTGCTTTAGCAGTTACCTTTTCTTCGGTTTCTGTTTTGGTTTCTTCGGCTTGACTTTCGTTGGTTTCTTCTTCCCGTACATTTGTAGTCTCCTTTTTAGTTTCTTCTATAATAGCCATTGCTATTTCAGCTGGTTTTTCTTCTTCCTTTTCTTCCATCATCATAGTTGGTGGAGGTAAAAAAGAAGCTGTTTGTATCTCTGCTTTAGTTACTTTAGTTTCTGTTTTTTCTTCAAACTCTAATACAGCAGCTGTTATCTCTACCGCTTTTTCTTCTGGTTGTAATGGAGAAGCTGCAATCGTTTCTATTTTTTCAGTAAATATTTCTACAAATTCTTCAGTAAAAAATTGTTCTTCTTCTTGAAATAAAACTTGTTCTTCAAATTCTTGTAATGCTTGTTTAGTCTCTACTTGTAAAACAACATTATTATAAGTCATGGTTAATGATATGTTGTCTATGTTTGGCCCACCAAGAGTTGCTGGAGCATTAGCATCTATGGCAGAAATAGTAGTGTTACCTACATTTGAACCAGTACCAGTATAGATAAGAGTATCAGTAAAATTAGCTCCATTGATACCCGTTACATCTGTTCTAGTAGATGTCATGGTAGCAATCACATTACCAGAGCTATCTTTAATATTAAGATTTATAGTAAAGGTATCTGCATTTCCAGATCCTCCCCAACAACCCGATACATTACATTCTCCGTTTTGTACCTCGGTTACTTGGTTTAAAGTAATACCATTATCCAGCATATCCTGGGTAATAGTATTAGTAGTTAAATTAACATCTTGTGAAATAGATCCGCTATCGCCAAACTCTAAATCATAATTACTGGTTACATTATTTAATTCGCAGCAATCACTTACTACTTGGGTATTCCCACTTGTAGTCCAACCATTAGCATTACCTGTCTCAAAATTACTATTGGTTAATAAATTATTTGTCGTTATTTCTTCTGCTGAAATTGTGTGGATTGATACTATCAGCAAAAGTATTGATACGATAAACCGCATAAGCCATTACTCCTATAAATATTATTAACCAAATCATCGTGTGTGCAATTCTGTTGGTTTCTTTTTAGGTAGAATTATTTTTTTTTCTTCTTTAATTCTTTTTAATTCAAGTTTTAGGTATTGTTCATAGGTAGGCATCTTGCCATTATATTTTTCAAATAATATTTTAGTTGCCTCTTTACCAATCTTACCTTCAATCGGACACGGAGTATTTGCAAACGCTGCACTCATTGCGTGGAATATTTCTTCGTTACCACACAACACACTTATAGCTGCAACCTTCATACCCATACCATGCAGAGCTTTTGATAAATTAATTGTTTGACAAACTGGATCGATATAATGTCTGCCAGCTGATACACCTATTGAGAAGTTTTGCACCCCAGCAGATAAAGCTAATGCGCAATTATTCATTGAACCTAAAGATGGCGCAGCAGATGTGTATGGAGCTGATCGAATATTAGATGTTGTGCTGTTCGTAGTTGTACTTGTTGACGTGGCTCCGCTTTCATAAGTTGTAGATCCTCCAGTATAATTACCTTCAATAGCGGTATTAGATCCAGATGTATTTGTTTGATTACCAACAGCTAATGCAACTGTTACCAGAATAAGGGATAGCCATACTATTGCTATTATTATAAATGCTATTCCCTTTATTAACTTCATTTTTTATCATCCTTATTTTTTATTCTAAAATTAATTTTTTAATTGATAATGAGCCATCAATATTAGTTTCAAGCTCGGCTTTAGTTTTGACGCAAGAGTAAATTACATTTGAATTATTTTTAACTTGACGCATCGCCAGGCGTTTCCCTTTGAGGCAGCTGCTTAAATCTTTCTGGATACGAGCCTCGGAGATCTCATTATTAACCAGCATAAGTAAAGCTATAACAACTTGTTCCATTAATTACTCCCATTAGCTCTTACTTTATCTTTTAGATTTTCTAATTGTTCTTTAATTTTTTCTATATCTTTCATGGCGTAAGTTATGTTGACATTGTTATTTCTCATAAGCTCCATCTCTCCTTGGATACTCTCTACCTGGGATGCAATATGCTCTAGGAGCATAAATTGTTCTTGATCTGTTGGGAGTTGCTCTGATTTTTTTAAAAGATCAGCCTGGTGTAATTCTCTACTTGTCTCTAGGCTAGTTAATCTAGCAGTTAATTCGGTATAGCCAATAATTCCTAAACCAACGGCAACGCACAAAGCAATTAAATTCCTTAACGGGAGAGAAATATTAGTGTTGTCGTTTATTTTCATCTGCCTTGACCCTTGTATCTTGTAAGTTTCTTCTGTCTTTTTTCTGATTTATTTAAAGATTTTTTATGTACGCCTGGCCGTTTCTTTGGTTTATCCCTTGGTACAAAGTGAACGAACTTTTGTTTAGCCATTAGAACAAAATCTTTTTAATCCTACTTACTAAACTTGGTTTTATTTCTTCTGTTAAAACTAAAGGTAAATAACTTTGAGCTATCTCCTTGCCAGACTTACCTACTTCTTCTTCTGTTTTTTTACTTCTAGCATCTATTTTATTCGGTCTAAATTTATCTACTAAAACATAACGATAGACATAGTTATCGCATCTAACACCTTCAAATTGAAAGTGTAATGTATCTGGTGGATCTTGATACTGTCCGCCAAAACAATGCGGATCAAAGTCTGATTTAGTTATCATTTTTTACCACCTCTAAATATTTGTGTTCCCTTTATTCCAAAAATACTAGCGCAGACTAAAATCCAAAGATTAGTAAACCATGATGGGAGCGCCTGGAAATGTTCAAAGAATAAATTTATTTTTGCCATAGCTTCTGGATCATCAGACCAGACACCATAAGCCAGAACCAGAATTGGCAATGTAAGAATTAATAAAACTACCTCATCTTTGTAATCGTTTTGACGAGCTTCTAATAATTTACCAGAATATTCTAGCTCTCCACTAGCCATCTTCTCTGCGTGTTTGGCTTGTGCGTTAGCCATCATCATTTTAGTTTCTTGTTTCTTTTTGTAGATATGACTACCAGCATTTACTGCTAATTTAATTGCGCTAAACCACATATTATTTACAACCTCTTACTAATTCCGCCAGGCTTTCACATCTTGAAGTAGTTTGCTTATGCCAAGCACTATCAATCATTTCATCAGCTGCTTTATTATAATCTCCAGCTTCTAAACCTTCCCACATTTTTTTAAATTTCATTACTCTTGGTTTTCCAAGTTGGAAACACATTTCACAAATGACACCTTTAATAGTTTCAGGTACTTCTATTTCTTCCAATAAGTCATTCGCAGATTGTAGAGCTTCGTTAAAATCCAATTCAAAAAGTTTTTCAAGATCTTCTTTAGGATATTCAACACCTTTAATAAAGTCATCGGTAGGTAGAACCAAATGGCCATACCCAACTGTAGCGAAACCCAGGCTATCGGAGTACACAGTATCCCTAAACCCTTCATGTTCTTTAATTCGTTGTTTAACTTCTTCCATGATTTATTTACCTCCTGGATCAAAATTGAGAATTTTGACACCTAATCTTTTTTGCTCGCCAGTTTTACTTCGGCTAATCTTCCAGCCATTCTTGCGATAGTTTTGTGTTTTAACATCATAACCCGTGTACTCCCCCGTCTTTATGTTAAGAACTAATATATCTATTGGCCCCGCACCTATTGGGGTAAAGACTATTAAATTTGGATCCTTTGCAAATTCAGCAGCAGCTAATAGTTCATTAGATAAACCTTTAGCAGCAGTTGTTCTATTTCGTGAAGTAGTAGAGGATTGAGCCAAGTAAACCACCTATCAATATTATTATTGTAGCAGCTCCTTTACCTCTATCCATTGATGCTTTTAATGATTTAATATCTACTCGCATTTCATCGATTGCTTTGAACAAAGTTTTCATTCGTTCTGCGCAAACCTTTTCATGGTAAGATATTCTTATACCATTATGATCCTCTATGTTAGAGTGTTGAGATTTCTTTTTTACCATCACGTTTCCTTTATAGCCTCACAACTAAATTTAGTTGCAAGTCTAAATTCATTTACAGTTTTTTCATCCATGGTGTTTAGATATTTTTTGCTAGCATCAAATGCAGCTAAAGCGCATTCTTTCCATGTGTTAAATCTTAAATTAAATTCTATTGGATCTTTGCATTCGTTTTGTAAAAAAGAGCATACCGATATAAGCAGTATAAACTTCATGGATCAACGAGCATTACAAGGTACTCCATTAGAATTTACGAATGGAGCTTCTGCGAAAGCTAGGTAGATGTATGTTGCACCAGAAGCATTATATTCTCCATTAGTATTTCTCCATTTCCAACCATTTGAAAGAAAATCCATGTGAGCATTACCTGTGTGTTCAAGTGTACTTGCATTTGGTCTTAATTTGTTTCCTATAACATTAGATGTGTCTCTTTTATTATCTGATAAACCCCAATCTTCAGTTCCACTTGATTTTTTCCACATAACAAATGCTGGTTTAAATCCTGTCCAAACGAATGGCCCGTTAGCATTTCCATTTCCTGTGTATTTTCCAAACTTGCTGTAACCAGCTACTTCTGACCAACAATAAGCTATAAATACATTTCCATCTCCATTAACTTGACCATCGCTATCAACAGTAAATACACTTGTTGTTGGAGCAGTATTGTTAAACATTGGATCAGAAACTGCACCATCCGATGTAAAATGT